AACAGATATGATACATAACTAAACAAATTCATTAAATTAAAATATAATATAATTAAAAACGGAAGGAGCTACAAATGATGTCTAGAATAGTAAAAGAAATAAAACCATTGGTAATTCTATATTCCAGTAAAGAAGAGAGATATATAGTATATAACACCAATAAAGAATGGAGCAATGGTCATACTCATATTAAGACATTGAAACAAGCTGAATACTTATGTGATTGTATTAAAAAGAATAAGGTTCCAAATAATGTTAACAAGTATTTTATTATTAGTTTGATTAGATTAAGCAATGATAAAAAATACTTAGGTAAATTAGAATCCAAATTACATAGTTTCAGTGGCTCAAAGGGGTACAGAAATACCCCCCAAAATGTAAGGAAATAAAGTAATACATAGGATTTTATTTAATAAATAAAGTTGGGTGTTAAAAATCCCCAGGGAAACACTTTTAACGGTTTATTTAATTAAGTAAAATCCAAATAAACTTTAAGGAGGTTAGAAATGACAACAAAGAAAAGCAACTGGAACAGCATATGCAATGTAAACGGGGTTAAAATGTCAGTAACTCAAAGAAATAAAATAATAAAAAATAAATATATTTACGAAGATGTGAGTTTACAGGATTTAGCCAAAGAATTTAATATTAGCTACCAAACAGTGCGCTGCTTATCCAGTAAAGAAAAATGGAAAGAGGAAAAAGATAAAATCGTAGCTGCATTAAAAGAAGATATTGACAAACAAACCTATGATGTATATTTGGAGGCTGGAGTCGATATCAACTTACAGTATCATGCATTATGGCAACAACTTTATACAAAGGCAACCCATATGTTAGAAACTGGAGAAGGGATTACAAAAGCAGGTCAATACGATGTGTACAAATTGAACCAGTTGGCTGATATAATAACAAAGGCCCAACAAGGTCAACAATTTACTTCAGGATTACTTAGCAAAGAAGTTCAAATAGACATAGACATGAAAAAACAAAAACTTGAAATCGACAAAGGTAAATTTGAATTACAGAAAAAACTATTAGGAGAAGATGATAGCATGACTGTGGATACAACTGGACTAATGAAAGCATTAGGACTTGCAGCAGTCAACTCAGGAATAGGTGATGAATAATGCTTAGATTAAAAGATAGAGTTGTGCCATTTGACTTTGTGCCATTTAGTCAAAAACAAAGTATTGTTATGAGTTGGTGGACACCTACAAGTAAGTATAAAGACTTTGATGCAATTATATGCGACGGTGCAGTAAGAAGTGGAAAAACAGTATCTGAAGCACTATCATTTGTATTATGGAGTATGAGTACATTTGACGGCAAGAACTTTGCTTTGTGTGGTAAAACAGTTGGAGGTCTTAGACGAAATGTATTAGGTCCATTAAAACAAATGTTAAAATCAACAGGCTATATTATAGAAGATTCAAGAATGGAAGGGTGTTTTTGTATAGGAGCTATAGACAAAGAAACTAAAAAGAAAACAACTAATTATTATTATATATTCGGTGGTAAAGATGAGAGTTCACAAGATTTAATTCAAGGTATTACATTAGCTGGAGTATTCTTTGATGAAGTAGCATTGATGCCTGCGAGTTTTGTTAATCAAGCAACAGCTAGATGTTCAGTTGAAGGTGCAAAGTTTTGGTTTTCATGTAACCCGAACTCACCGTTCCATTGGTTTAAAAAAGAGTGGATTAATAAAGTTACTGAAAAGAAAGTATTATATCTACATTTCACAATGGACGATAACCCATCATTAAGTGAAGAAGTTAAAAATAGATACAAAGCATTATATACTGGAGTTTTCTATAAGCGATATATATTAGGACTATGGGTAGCCGCTGATGGCATAGTTTATCCAATGTTTGACCCCGATATCCATGCAATTCAATTAAAAAGAAACTGGACTAGAATATTTGTAGCAGGTGACTTTGGGATTCAAAATGCCACTACATTTGGCATATTTGGATATTATGCACCTGAAAGACGTTACCACCAAATAGCAAGTTATTATCATTCAGGTAGAGATGACGGTCAAAAGACAACAGAAGAATATGCAGATGATTTAAAACAATTTTTAGCAGATAATCTAGTAATGCCAGAGTATATTACACTTGACCCTTCAGCTGCTCCGATGATAGTACAATTAAGAAAAGACCCATATTTTGCACGACATGGAATTGATATATTACCTGCTAAAAATAGGGTGGACTTGGGTATACAAGTTGTATCATTTCTATTGAATGAAAGGAAATTTACATTAGACCCAAGCTGCATAAAAGATATTGAAGAGTTTACAACGTATGCTTGGGATAGTGACAAACTGGATAAAGGCGTGGAAGAAGTTATAAAAATTGATGACCATGCTATGGATAAAATTAGATATGCAATAATGACAGATTCCATATTACATGGAACACTAGATAAAGAAATTGCAATATTAGAAAAGGAAGGAGAATATTAAAAGATGAGTGATTATAAAGATTTTAAAAATAGTCTTCTTGGTCTGTTCGCTAATGACTTAGAATTTAGAAAAGAATTACCAGAAGTACAAAACTATTATGAATTTTATGAAGGGCGTAATTGGACGGAAGAGGAAGATTATGAATCCTCTAGAGGTCAATTATGGGGAGTTAAAGTTGGGGATTATACACCTACAAGAGAAATAAGAAACTTAACTAAAAAATTACTAAATAAACAAGGTAGATTTATGACATCAGTTCCTCCAACACTTGTATTAAGTAGTTATGATGATAATACTAATAGAGATACAATAGATACAAAGAGGGCCTGTATAGAACATATATTAAAAGATACAAAATTCTGGAATAAATTCGGCAAAGCATTCATGGACTGCACAATAGGTAAAAGGGTACTACTTTGTATGCTTGCAGATGTAGACCAATCAGGAGTGCCAACTGGAGAAGTGAAATTTAGATTTTACACAATGCCAGAATTTATATATGAATATGATGAAAACGATGTTGATATACTTAAAAGAGTAGAAATAGCTTATCAAGATAAATCTACAATAGGAAAAATCCAACGTGACCAAAGATGGCACAAATGGACATATGAAATGAGAGACGATGGATATTGCTGGGCAATATATAAAATAGTTGACGGAGCAAATATAACTGCTTTCACAACTGTTACAAATAATGTCGGCGATAATGAAGACGAGGACACAATTCAAGCAGTCGAACTAAAGCAAGAATGGAATACTGGACTAGAGGAATTACCATGTAAAGTAATATTAAATGATGGGTTAACTGGAGATATTAGAGGTCATTCAGATGTCAAAGACCTAATGGACATGGCAATGGATTACAATAAAACAATGTCAGATTATCGAGACGCATTGAGATTTAAAATGTTTGAACAACCTGTATTTACAGACGTAAAATCAAGTTCATTAAAAAATATAAAAATAGCACCTAATAAAATTATAGACCTAAAATCTGACCCAACATTAGGAGACGGTACTGGGAGTACTTCAGTTGCCAAGTTTGGTATGTTATCTAGTACATTTAATTTTCAAAGTGCTGCTGATAGCTATTTAACACAATTAAAGAAAGATATGTATGAACTTATGGAACAACCAATGCCTGAAGCATTATTAAATGTACCAAGTGCAAAGGCCTTAAAGATGATGTATTATGACTTAATTACTAGATGTGAAGAAAAATGGAGAACATGGGACGAAGTATTAATATGGATAGTCCATATGTTCGAAGTATATGGAGGTTTTGGGTTATTCAAGGAAGTATTAGGAAGTGAAACATTAACTTTAGAAACTACTACTTCATGGACTCATAATTACCCAATACCAGATGATGATGAATCTGTAAGAACTATAGCAATACAAGAAGTAGAAGCTAATGTACGTTCACATAAATCGTATATCGAAGAGTATGGAAATTCAGAAGATGCCGATGCAGAATTTGAACGTATTATGGAAGAACAAGAACAAATACAAAATATGCAAAATATGATGATGGGTGGATTTGAGGGTAATGACAATACTCAACCAGATGAAGATGATGATAAAAAAGATGACGATAACAAAAATGCTACAAAATAGTATATAATACTTGCCAATAAAATAAGGAGGTATTAAAAATGAGCAGAATGGAAAGAGAAAAAATGCATCACCAAGTTGAAGTAGTATGTGATAATTGTGCTACAGAGATGAAGGTCATGACAAAAGAATTATATTACAATAGTAAAACAAAACTAAGAGTAGAAGGCTTCGAATGTAAAAATTGTGGAGCAGTATATGTCACACTAATAGCCGATAATAAACTTAGAGCCATGATACACAGATTACAAGAAAAACAAGCGGAGCTACAACAAGCGGTTAAGTCACAAGGTAATGATTACCAATTCTATGATTCGCATAACAGAAGTATCCCACAAGATGTTGTCAGAAGATGGCAAAAGAAAATTATAACTCTTAAAAAAGAAGTAGATGATATGATAGCCAGAAATAAAAGTTACGAATTACTGTTAAAAGAACAATATTTAGCTAAGGAGGGAGAAGTGAGAGATTATGTCTACTCCAAACCAGAATGATTATCTAGCTAGTATAGATTGGGCCGCACAAAGAATAGCTAGAAAGTCAACAAAGACTCAAGAGCGATTAATCATGAGAGCATATAAACAATCATTCGATGATGCATTTACAGACTATCTAAAACAACTTGAGAAGGGTAAAACCCCTTCTCAACAGTATTTTATGAAGTGTAAATTGGCTTATATACAACAACTTTATACAACCATGCAAAGTCAATCAATGATATGCGATGAAAAGATACCGAAAAGAATATTAGACCAATATGCTCAAGTAATGAAGGACATAACAAAAAATAAAGATATTATAGCCCAAATAAATAAAAATGTTGATGTTACATCACGAAATATAATAGAACAAATGACCAAAGGCGAAATTTATAAAAACGGCATAGGGCTTGATAGTAGACTATGGAGTTCAACAAATGCCGCAGGGCGCAAAATAGAAGATGCAATTACAAGCTGCTTGGCTAGAGGTATTAGTTCAGCAGAAGCATCGAAAATTATTAGCCAATTCGCAAAGTCAGGACATCATACTTGGGACACTAAAAAGATACGAGAAAAATTAGGAAATGGATATGCTAGTAAATATGGAACTGGTGGACTTGACTATGAAGCATTAAGACTAATGAGGACAACCAACACACATATGGCTCAGTTAACAGTTATGAATTCAGATAAAGTTAATCCATATAATCAATTTGTTAAATATCATACGGGCCATGCTGGAAGTAGAACGTGTTCTATGTGTAGAGATAGAGATGGCAAAGTATATCCAATTCATGATGCACCTTTAGACCACCCAAATGGATTATGTTGGCTATCCCCTGTAATGAGTAAAGATGGGAAAACTGAAATGTCATTAGCAGATATGATTGATGATGTAAACGATTATTACGACGGCAAACCCAATAGTGGAGTTATGAAACAATGGCTGCACGATAACCACATACCAATAAAACCAACTCAAAAATCTAAACCTACTAAAAAATCAGAACCTTCAAAACCTACAAAATCAGTAAATCCAGAAATACCAAAAGGTCATTTATATACAGACCAAGAAAGAGCAGAGCGCATTACAGCTATGGAAAAAGGACTTATTGATGCTATGAAAAACTGTCCTGGTAATACTAGGGGCGCTCAAACACATGCTAAGGAAATAACAAAACGATTACAAAATATGCCTCTACCTGTTCAAGATTTATATTTGGCAACTTTCAAATATTTCAAATTACAACATACTTCATCAGTTCCATGTTATAAACCTTCAAATGGAAAACTTTATATGTCAATGAGTAAGATGGCTAATGCTCAGACAGGGCCATATTCAACATTCTTCCATGAATATGGACATATGATTGATGCTCAATTAGGTACATTCACTAAAAATAAAAAAATATTTGAATATTGTAAAGATGATATTGAAGCCCAATTAGAACGTAAGACTGAAAAGAGATTAAGTGATGAATTACGTAGTTACAAAGATACAATAGCACCTGTATCTGATATATACGGTGGAGTTACAAAAGGAAAAGTTCAAGGTTACTGGGGACATGCGCAGTCTTATTGGGATAGAAAAAATAGAGCTGCTGAAGTATCAAGTGAGGCTTGGGCGGATATACTAGAATGTATGGCAAATAAAGAAAATAGTAAACATGTAAATAAATATCTTCCACAAACAAAATCCTATATATTAGAAACAGTAAAAGAGTTTAATGAAAATATCAAAAATGGTAAAATGAAATTTAAAGGAGGCAAATAATTTGAGTGATAAGGTATATGAATATTTAGACCAATATTATGATACATTCGGAGATATTTTCCCGCTTATGCAATTCTCAGGTACAGACGATGAGATAATAGCGGAAATAAGGAAATGTATCATAAATAATAAACCATATGAAATTGATGACACTGATAAAATATTCTAAAATGCATAGCTAGATACATAAGTATCTAGCTATTTTTATGTTTAGTTAACAAAAATCTGTATTTTACTATAATATAGATAGTAGTGACCTGGGACACTTAAATCCCTTGTATTGTGTTATATAGTTACTTTTCTCTATTCAAAAGAATCGTATAAGGAGGTATTAAAAAATGAGTAAAGATATTAAAGATTTCTTGCAAGGAGTAGACAACGCAGATGCCGTTGCCAAAATTATATCTGACAATTTAAAAGATGCAAAATGTAAGTTATTCATAGACGATGGCGATAAAAATATATTTGTACCTAAATCTAGATTAGATGCAAAGATTGGAGAACTTAACACCGCAACTCAAACAATAACAACATTAAATGCATCAATAAAAACTCTTGAGGCTCAAGTCAAAGATGATGACAAAGCTAAAGAGACAATTCAAAGTCTACAAACAGACCTTGATAATTATAAAAAAGCATTAAAAGATAGTCAAATAGATAGTGCATTACAATTATGCGCAGTAGAAAGTAAAGCTCATGACGCAAAAGATTTAAAAGGATTTTTAGACATGGGTAAAATCTCTATTGGAGAAAATGGAGAAGTAATAGGTATAAAAGAACAAGTTGAAAATCTTAAAAAAGAAAAATCATACCTATTTGAAGCTAGTGAACCAGAACCACAACAAGGTGGAAAAAATCCATTCAACGGTACTGGCGTACCAGGTAAACAAGCTAGTGGATTTGTATTTAATTCACAAACAGCCCAACCTGGAGACTTTGGTAAAATGCTAGCACAACAAAATGGAGTACCAAAGGCAGAAGAAGGTCAAAAATTTGGCCCTGAATACTTCTTTGGTGAAAAATAGTAAATTAATTAAGGAGGAATTAAAATGCCAAAACTACAAACTAGACAATATCTAGCACCAGAACCTCAATTCTTAGCCTTTCCAGACCATTATGTAAATATACCTGGAAAAATAGCATTTGAGGATTTAGCAAAATTATATGCAACATTAACATCTGAAGAAAAAACAAAATTAGGAAAAATATATACAGACTCAACAAAAGTATTACCTAGAGGATTAGCTGTACATATAGATGCAGATGGAAAAGTAACTGCACCAGCAGCTGCTGTACCAGAAGGAGCTGCTGAAGTAAAACCAAACGCAGTATTATTTAACACTATAGAATTTGGAAAATATGATGAAGCTACAGATACAGAAGTAAACGCAGCTATATTAGTTCATGGATTTGTAAGAAACGACAGATTATATGGAACAAAGAAAGCTGACTTAGATAATAATATGATTTATATAGTAAGTAAATAATGAGGAGGGAAAATAAATGGCTATAATAAAAAATTTATTCGATTACATAAATGCAACTGACATAGCTGCATATGTTACAGAAAAACCAGAAAATAAAATCCCTTACTTTGGCGAAACATTATTCCCAGCTCAAAGACAACTGGGTACAGATATATCTTGGCTAAAAGGAGCTAATGGATTACCAGTAGCAATACAACCAAGTGAATATGATGTAAAAGCTAGATTAAGAGAAAAAGAAGGATTTGAAGGCGTAGCAACTGAAATGGCATTCTTCAGAGAAGCTACTAGAATAGGTGAAAAAGATAGACAACAATTAAACATGCTATTAAATAACCCAGAACAACAAATGGCAATGCCAATAATAAGAAACATATTTGACGAAGTATCAAGATTAGTAGAAGGTGTTAGAGTACAAGGTGAATATATGAGATGTCAATTACTAACTGGTGGAAAAATAGATGTCACTTCTGCTGATGGTAGAGTTAAATATGTATATGATTATGGTCAACAAAATCTATTTAAATGTAAAAAAGGCCAAGCAGCTTGGGGTGAAAAAAATGATGCAGCTGACCCAGTAAGAGACATAATAGCTTGGTGTGACTATATGGAAACATTAAGAGGATTAAGACCTACAAGATTAGTAATGAATAGAAATACTTTCTTAAATATGGTACATTCTCCTAAAGTTCATAAAATGATGTATCCTAATGATTCAGCATTGAATTATTATGTTACAGATGCTCAAGCTAAATCATTTATAGAAACAACTACAGGTTGTACTATATTTGTATATGCTAAGAAAATAACTACATTATCACATGATACAGGTATAGCAACTGGAACTCCAGTCGACTTAATCCCTGATGGAAAAGTAGTAATATTACCACCTAGAGCTTCACTTGGTTCTACATGGTATGGTACAACTCCAGAAGAAAGTGACCTTATGACAGGTTCAGATGCTCAAGTATCTATAGTTAATAACGGAACTGCAATAACTACTTATAAAGAAAAACATCCAGTACAAGTCGTAACCGTTGTATCAAGCGTCATGATACCAAGTTTTGAAACAATAGACGATTGTGCAGTAGCAGATGTTACTAAAGTATCTACAGATACAAGTAACATGATAAAATAGTTTGCTCATTTTTAATATACATAGTCAAGGGAGGGAATGGGGTGACATTAATTCCCTTGACTTTTATAATATGTGGAGGTGAGTATAATGGCATTGAATGTTGAAGTAATCAAAACAATGCTAATGGAAGATAGCAACCCAACTTTAACACAAGCCCAATTGGAAATGTTGGCTGCTACTTATGATAATATTAATGAGGCTTGTTATTATGGGTGCTTAATGAAAGCATCTTCTGAAAATATAACAATAGGCCCAATATCTATTGAGAGTAATACAAATGATTTTTGGTTAAAAATGGCTGATGGATTTTATAGAAAATTTATGAGAGAACAAAATGAAGAAGGCCTAACTGGGTTATCAATGAGGCGTTCAGATGAGTTATAATTATAAAAAATTGCTACCTAAAATCCAAGCCACTATTGAAAAATATGGAGTAGAACTCGATGTATATAGAGATACTTATAGTAGTGAAGTAGGAGTACAAACTTATCAATCTACTTCATTAATAGCAAAGATAAAAGGAGTATTAGATAACTCAAAAATCTCAAATTCTAATGTACAACAAGAACAACAATTTCATCAATACTCAATTACTGGAACTTTATATTATGCATATTTCCAAGACCCAACATATACAATAGAACCTGGCGACTATGTGATTATAAATAATATAAAGTATATATTAGATATGCCAGTTGATATATTAGAAGTAGGTTTATTATATCAAGTGTCAGTAAGGGGTGTTAAATATGAACGTTAGTGTTACAGTTGATGATAGAATAGTTGCTCAGAATCTTGGTGAAATGTCAGAACGCTTGCAATCTCAATTACAACTATTAGGTCAAGCAACAGGGCAAAAGATACAAGAATATGCTCAAGAAAATGCACCGTGGACTGATAGAACAGGAGATGCTAGACAAAGATTAAAATATAATTCTGAAATAAATGATAATGGGTTAACAATATCAATATTTCATCAAATGGAATATGGTATTTATTTAGAGTTATGCAATAATGAAAAGTATGCAATACTAAAAAATTCAAGAGATGCTATGCTACCTGAATTTTTAGACGCAGTCAAACATTTAAGACTATAGGAGGATATAATGATTAGAAGTACATTACATGAACAACTGAATAAGATAATCCCAACCTACTCAGTTGGATTTGATGTAAGCACTATCGAACAAGATTGTTGTATTCTTAGAAAGAATATAGATTTGGTTGCTGTATCAAATAGCAATGCAGGTTGGGATAGTTGG